GCCGTTGCCGCATTGATTGCAACCAAAGTTGTCCCGATATTCGGCAGGACATCTGACTATTTTTACACCGTCAATTTCTCGGGATTTTTTACCTTGCCAAAAACTTTCCGAAACCGTCGCGACCGTTGGAACCCCAAACCCAACATACTTTGCAGCAAGTTCGGCGGTTTTGGCGGAAAAGTTTATAACGGTTTTTCCGGCTTTTAATTTCTTAGCCCAAAACAACGGCGAAAAGTGAGAATACGTGAAGGACTGTCCTTTAACAGGCACGGCGTCCAGAACAGCGTCTAAGTATTCAACATCTATTTTAGACGCGCCGCAACCCGACGGGTTAAGCTCACATGTGGCAGGGCAAGTGCCAAAGTTATTTCCCGCGCCAGAGCGATAAGTTACCGCCAGACCTTTTGTTTTTTTTGCGCGGCTAAGTTCAACCGTTTTAAGCATTGCTGTTCTCCAATATAGACAATGTCCCATACCATTAAACAAAAAAAGACCGCCTGTAAAGCGGCCTAGTTTAAAAAGTTTATTTGCGTTTTCGTCGCTTGGTCTTTTTTCGATTTGCCCGCTTGCTTAGTTCTGCGTAATCGCTCCCGTATAACAAGCGGCCTATTAATTCAAATATAAACATTTAGTAGTTTTTCTCCCTTATATCGGTTTCTAGATCATGTGCTTTGTCTGCTATTAAATCGGCTATATCGTTTGCGTGCGGGTCTTGTAATGAGTCCGCACGAATAACCGTTTCCCAATGCCGCAAAGCTTCGGCGTGGTTTTTCTTTTTTGTGAGAGGGTGCGGATGTAACATTAAACCTCACCCCCCTCTAATTCATCTGCAACGTCCAATAGTTTTTGAACCATGCTTTCGGCTTCCTCGCCACGTCCAGACATCACAAACACCTGCAACCAGTGTACGTTAAACCGAATTTTTTCTGCGGGCGTTCTCGCCAATACAATTGTTTTGCTCATAGCTGTTCTCCAAATTGCTAAGAACTTTACCATATGCGATTATATGGGACTTATCAAGCCTAAAATCTCGGACCAATCAAAAGGATGCGGGCCTTTAAATCGGGGCTCTGTTTTCAAGCCATTTGTCTTAACGTCAATAGCCTGATTAGCATGGTACAAAAACACGTCCGGCTTGGCCTCTGGCTTGCGCTGTTGCTTAATCAATATCCAGCTACTGGTCAGGCGGTGCCGCATTAGCCATGCAACCTGATGGGGACTTAAATTAATAGCGTTGGCCCTGCAAAACTTTAGCTCTACAAAACTAAATCGTCCGGCCTCATCGCCAATCAAAAGGTCTGGTATGCCCTGACCCGCCCAATTCTCAATGCGTGTTAAGGAAAGGCTAGGCCTTATCCTTTTCGCCGCCGTCCTCATCTGTTGGTAGAACGCTGCTTCCGTCTTCATCTTCGATGGGGGTAATGTCAATAATGTCTGGGCCATTGATTTCTTTCATATCCTCAAGAGCTTTCAAAACATCTTCCTTGCTCATACTGTCTATACTGCCATGCCTGATTTCCGACTTGCTGACGTATATGTCTCCCTGCGCTTGGCCCCGACGGTACTCAGCCTGCACGGCGGCACTGTACGCGCCGTTTTCGAGGGCCATATCGCGTATTTTCTGTAGGTCACGAACATGGCGGGAATAGGTTATGCTAAACTTTTCGTCCAACTCAGCACGGTATCGTTTTATTGCGGCTACAACGTGCGGGGATTTGTGTGGGTTGGTCATTTCATACGCACGGGTATGGGCAGAACCTTCGGGGTATCCCGCACGAACAGCGGCTTCCCTATAGGTAACCATGCCATCGTTACTGACTAGCTCTTTAACAAAAAGTTCTTGCCTACGGGTCAAAGCCCTATCTGCCGTAACGTATTTCCTGCCACGCGGATCAGAGCGGTTGGCTTCTTTTTCTTCGGCACTGATTTGGGGGTGGTTCTTGGGCCGTAAAGTCCGCTTCTTTTTTATAGGTGCTGGAATAGTTCCATACGCTGTTTCAATTTTACCTGCCATATAAGCCCCCGAAAAGAATAACTGTTCAAAGGTTTATACCGCAACCTATTATATACACCAGAATTATATTTTTAATTTTAAAAAGATTTCAGAAGCGCTTAACGCAAAACTCTTGAAGTAAACACAAAGGCTGTAACCTATACCTTTGGTGGCCCTCCCACCAAGCTTTGGTATGGTGGGAGGATATGTGGGAGGTTCCGACAACGTTTTTTTTCAATAATTTCAACTGCTTATATAGCACCTCCCAAACCTCCCGCCCCGCCCGCCTCTGAGTTTTCGTTTTTTTTTTTTTTATAATTTCAGATGCCCCATATAGGGAGGGCGTGGCCCGCGGTCCGTGTTCTGCTCTCCCCGACCTCATTTCTTTGTTTATAATTAGGCACTTACGCCGAAAGGCCCCGACTAGGGGGCCTCACACTTTTGCATCTAATCCGCACATTTTCATCACAAGGTCATAATTTTCCACCTGTTTTGAATTGAATATATTGGGTTACGCTGTCTTCATCATCAAATTCCATAAACATTCTGTCCCCGACTGACGCCACTCTACGGGCAAATTCTGTCCAATCTTCGTCTGCTTCCCAATAGAATGTCGCGAGTGCTAGAACTCTATGTGGTTTTTGGTCACGAATGTGGTCGGTTAGATCGAACGTGTCTCCCCGTTCTGTTGTGATTATTTCGATTTGAGCGGTTGCTCTGTCCATCATTGATGTAATGCCCATCACACGTTCTCCCGTCCATCATGGAATGATACCAGTCCGTCACTCTCGGAATACGTGTACATTACCCAGCCGTTGGAGAATGTGTAGGACCGATAGGGTCCGTGATCCGCGTCTTCTCCCACGTCTTCGACGGCGTTGTGGTATCCTTCGGCGTCTTCGTTAAACATTGTCGTTCTCCCATCTTCCTTGACCTGTTAATCTCAGTGCTTCATCGTCCGCATCATAGAAGCCATCTTCAAGTTCTTTTTGAATAAAGCTGACGATGCCTCTGAGGCTGTCATCCTGAAAGCAGACAACCGTGGCCTGCGTTGTTGACCAGCACATTAGAGGCGGGGCATCAAACGTAATATCCCAGCCCATCAAGCTATCACGCGAAGCGTCAACCTCGACGCCGTGCGGGGCGCATATGGCCCGTAGTTTTTCGATGGTTTTGTTCATCTGTCGTTCTCCTATAAACATAACGTAGGAGCATCTTACCACAAGTATGGGATAAAGTAAAGCCCCCTAAATCGAGACTTTCCAGCACCGTTCTCCGTGAAGCCAGATAAACATTAGCAGTCCCTTGCGTCGCAGTGTTTTCAAATATCCGCGGACGGCGCACAATTTCATACGGGATTTTCTGGCTATTTCGTGTTCCGTGAACCACCGTCCGTTACTTAGGACTCTGAGTATTGGTTTAAATCCAATGTCCATATGTTCGTAACTCCCTAACGTATCGGTCTAGTTCATCTGCGGCGGCGAAGTAATTCTGCGAGGCGTTGGGTGAGGGGTCTCGTTTGAACCTATCTTCTTGGTATCTATCGACACGTTGGCGCAGAAATTTAAGTTCTGACTCTTGTGCGGGGCTAAGGTCTTTATGGATTCTGTCCAAGTCAGCTTTTTGCATTGACTATTCTTTCTAGGAAATTGTTTGCATCTACGATGGCTTCACATTTCTTTTCGATTTGCGGGTAAGCTTGTTCGCCCAGCGACACGGTGGTTGCCAGCATTATGGAGGACCAATTGTCGGTCATATCGTAGGCAAGGATAATGTGTGGCAGGATGGTTGATATGTCTGCGGGTGAGCATCGTTTTGGCAGGGCTTTAAGCAGATTATCTAGTACGGTTTGCAGTTCATCTTGTGTCATGGTTGTTCTCCTGTATGGTGGGGCTGTGGGTCAGCCAACGTTAACCAAGATTGGTTTTCGCGTTGCCGAATGCGCTAGTTCACTGCTGACCCACTTTATTCGTCATCCCCTGCGAAGGTTATTTGATAACGACGCGCTTTGCGCCGCGTTTGTGCCCGAGACAGGCCCAAGGTCCGCGCTGCGTGTTCTTGGGTTAGTCCTTGCTGGGATAAGTGTAGTAACTCTTGCGCTCCTTTGGAACGTTTTATATCGCTAAGTCGGGGTCTTCCGCCGTTTTGGTTGGGTATTTTCACACCAAAGTTTGATGACCGTCCATTATTATTTCGGATCATTTCCGCGTTTTCAATTTTTGCTGTTGCTTTCATTTGTTCTAGTGGTGTCACGTAACTCTCCCAAGTAATTTTCTAACAAACGTTTTAGTGCCAACGGCGACTTTGCTTTTATTAAGTTCCGCAACCGTAGATTTTCATCGCAAACCCGTTGGTATTCTTCACGGTTAATCATGTTTATTTCCCCCCATTTAGTCATCGTTATCTACCTTGCCCGTACCGTTACAATATTCGCACGGGACGGTTTTGGTATCAATATATCCATATGGGTTAGTGGTTGATTGGCGAACAGGAACGTCTATTTCTTGTTCGCCAGTGCTGTTGCATTCGGGGCAATCAGCCATAGTGGCCCGCGGCCCACGCTAGGAGTGCTACGACGGCTATTACAGCGCCGTACACGGCTGTTTTTGGTATCTGTATTTCGAAGTAGTTCTTTGGCGGCGTTGGTGTTGGCGTCAGACTAAGGGCTAGTTTCTTGGGGCTCAACGGTTCTACTTTTTTGCGGGGCTGGGGCGGTTCTTCATCGCGGATGCTAGTAACTTTTAGTTTGGGCAGGGCTGGGTCAAAGTCATATTCTGTGCCAAACAGTGCGTTAAGACCGGGCTCTAGTTCTTTGGCGAGGGTTTCGCGAGAGGTTGTTTTTGGCCGCGCTGCGCGTGTAATGTTACCGCGTTTAATTTGTACGGCTTTTGTTGAACGGCCCAGCTTCTCGCCTATGTCGTGGTCAGAAACGCCTTGATTGTGTAAGTCCAAGACGGTTTGTATGTCCTTGCCGGACCAACCCATTTTTTCGTTGGAAAGTTTTTTCATGTCTGATTCTCCATTGTTGTGAATGTTGTAGCGTCTTTGCCGGACTGATTTAACAGACCGCTGAAGGTGTTCTGCAATGTCGTGGTCAGAAAACCCGTCTTGCCTAAGCGTTATAAGTTTGACGGTTTCTTCCACCGTCCACGTTCGTTGCGCCCGTCTTTCGGGGCCTTTTACTGAAAGGGGTATCAATTCTTGTTCTCCTTCTGCTCCGTATGTACGGGAGTATATAAGAACATATGGGATGTAGTCAATAAAAAA